AAAAGCTGGAGAAGATATCGAACAAGAACCTGATTCAGAAGCTTTACGTAAACAAGAGCTAGCAGCAAAGTACGATCGAGTACGCCAAGCACTATACAAGATGCACGGGTTTAAGTCAAAGGGACGCCCGGGTAGAAAAGCAGTTGCTGACGAACCAGAAGAAGAACCAGGTGAAATTGATTACAACGAGCCTAAGATCAATATGCGTGATGAGCCAATTGATCCTACTGAGTTGTAAGGTACTTTTCAGTTAGTACAACAAACTTCATACCTTTCTTAGCCGCGTACTCACTCGCGGCTTTCCATTTGCACTGATTCTTGTGATACATTAAATGTTCGTACAATACTGTGCTTCGTTTCTTCTTATTTGATTGTACGGGTGGTTGAGTTTGAGAGAAAGGCTTAAGTTCGATTAAATACTTTTGAATATTGCCATTATTATCTTTAATAGCAGCAACTAAGTCTACATAATAGTTGTGTACTTTATGATCAACATCATTATAATAAGGCACAACTATACCCTCACTTGCCCAAGCGGTAACGTTAGGGTTTTGATCAAAAAACAAAAAGAAATCTCTCTCTAAAGCTGATCTGTACACAGGATTAGTACTACCGACATATTTATTTTTATTTATCGGTGTATAAATTCCCTGTATCCATTTGCTATTTTTAGGGTACCCCATATACTATATTTACTTTATGATCGTTCCTCAGAATTTTATTATACAGACGTTTTTTCAATATACTAAACGTCCAGTCTCTAGAAAGACTACTAACACGTATAATGCGGAATGTCCATATTGCCACGAAGGTAAAAGCGCTGGTAAGAAACGTAGGTTCTTTTATATTCCTGAGGAAGATCATCTATATTGTCATAACTGTAATGAAAGTAAAAACGGATTAGAGTTTGTTAAGGACATGACAAACTTACCGCTTAATGAAATACTATCACAATCCGGTTCATATGCAGATACTGTTGAAGATGTTATTAAAAAGTCTAGCTTTTATAAGAAAGCTAATCCTAATCCCTTACCGTACGATAGTATTAATTTATTCGACAGTAATCAGGTATCATTTTATAAAGAAAACCAGGTAGTTAGGGATGCTCTTGAGTTTATCAATAAGAGACGTTTAAACATTGCTATTAATAAACCTAAAACTCTTTGGTTGAGTCTAACTGATATGACTCATAAGAATAGAGTAGTGTTTCCTTTTTATAATACAGAAGGTAAAATTGTAACATATCAGTCAAGAGCTTTATATAAAGAAGATGAAGATAAAGCAAAGTATCTATCTAAAGTAAACAGCGATAAAGGAGTCTTTAATTTAGACAGAGTATCTCCTGATTTAGATTATATATTCTTACAAGAAGGGCCTATTGATGCTATGTTTTTGCGTAATAGTGTAGCATTAGCTGGTATACACCCTACAGAGGAGCAATTAGATATGTTACAAAAAGCGTATCCTATGCATAGTTTAATTTATGTATTAGATAATCAATGGGTAGATAAAACTGCTTATAAAGTAACTAAAGAGCTTTTAGAAAAAGGAGAAACGGTATTTATATGGCCTTCAGTACCGTATAAAGACTTTAATGAAATGTGCATTGCTACTAACACTAGTAGTGTGCCAGTCGAGTTTGTTTTACCTAACTGTCATAAAGGCATGAGAGGTTTAATAGAATTTTCAAAAATTAAATGCAAACAAACTTGAATCTTAACCCCGTTTGAACTAAGTATATGTATGTCGTGTTATATATACGCAATAACAAGCAAAAAAACTGGCAGATTTTATATAGGTAGTAGCAAAACAATAAAATCTCGTTGGAAATGGCACTATAATAAGCTACAAAACAATAAACATCACAACATTCATTTACAGCGAATATATAATAAACACGGTAAAAAAGACTTACTGTTTCTAAAATTAGAAGTTTGTACTGTGCAGGATATTTTAATTAGAGAGCAATATTATTTAAATAAATACAGAAAAACCGCATTACTATTAAATGTTGCACAGTCTGCCGGGGGTGGAGATACTATAAGTATGCACCCTAATAGAGAACAAATTATTAAAAAAATCTCCGCATCTTCAAAAAAACGTTATGAGGAAGGTAAAGTAAGTAAAGAATTTTTAAATTCTCAAGGTAGATTTAAACCAGGAGTGAATCATAGCGGTAAAAATAATTCTATGTATGGTAAGTCTCATAAAGACAGTACGCGTATTCTTATAGGGTATAAAACTTATTTACGTACAAAGTTTCCTGAACATATTGAAAAAGACGTTTTACAAGACTATAATACCGGGGCATCTATTAATTTTTTAAGCAAAAAATATAACTGTACAACAAACAAAATAAAAACTTTATTAAAATATAATGCAGACAAGACTTATTGCAGTAACTCAGCCATTAATTAAAAGAATAGTCACACCAGAGGGCACTTTAAACCAACCGTACTTAACCGCGGAGGAATTTATTGTGTACTGTGCCAGAGTAAGTAATCCAAGTAATCAAAATAACGTTGAAACAGGTCCACGGCTTTTGCGTTATTGCGTAAAAAACCACCACTGGAGTATTTTTGAACAGGTTTCCTGTACATTTCAAATCATTACATCTCGTGCTATAGCAGCTCAAATACTAAGACATCGTTCGTTTACGTTTCAGGAATTCAGTCAGCGTTATGCAGAAATAGCTGAACTTGAACCTATTGAATGGAGAGAGCAAGGTAAAACTAATAGACAAGTAGGAGATAAACCTGTTATACTAGATGCACCGTTACAATTACAAGTATCGACCGCTCAAAAGCAAAGCTACGAAGCTTATCAAGCACTTATTAAAGCAGGTATAGCGAAAGAAAGCGCTCGAATGATATTACCTCTTAATACTCAGACTACTATTTATATGACCGGTACTTTGCGTAGTTGGATACACTATCTTGAGTTACGCTGTGAAGAAGGTACTCAAAAAGAACACAAACTTATAGCTCTAGACATAAAAAAACGTCTCGAGGAAGAGTTCCCGGAGACGTTTAAAGTAATTAACGAGTCGTAATTTTGCTAGTAGCGTCGTGTATCTTTTTGCCTGAACTTGTAACAACTGTTTTAAACAGCTCTGCTAAACCACGAAGATTTTCAGCTAATTTAGTAATACGTTTTTCTTCACGACGGACAATACCTTTAAAAGGAATAGAATTACGCATTTCTAATGCATTAATTTGTGCATTTAAACTATTATCGTCTGTACCGTTAATAAAAGTTGCCATGTCATCGAGTTTTTTAATCCATTCACGTGCTTTTGCTACGCCTTCTGTATCAAGCTTAAGAGCTGGGTTAGTAGCTGCATCAAACTTACCAGGCTCTGTGGTTTTATCTAAACTCTTAGCCCAGGCTGCATTATCATCTGGTTCTGCAGCTGCAGGTGCTGGTTTAGCTTCCATATCTAATGATGCACCAAACGCGTTTTCAGCTAAAGCTTTTGCGGTTGCAATATTACCACGAATATCTTTACCGTAACGTTTCTCGATATCTTTTTTAGGAAGATTTTTATATATAACATCTCTTTTTTTAACTTGAGTAGGAGTCATATGTTTCTTCTCTTTAACAGGAAATTCTTTACCGCCTAACGTAAATGTCTTTTCACCTTTCTTTTTAGCTTCAACATCTTTAAAATGCATTACTCCAGCGCCTTCATCTTCCATTTTTTTCTTTTCTTTAACAGGAAAAGTCTTACCACCAAGTTTGAATTCCTTTTTACCAGCCTTTTTAGCTTGCTGATCTGCATAGTGCATAATTCCTGCACCTTCTTTATCTAGGGATTCATTAAATGCGTCTTGGAACAAATTCTTCATATACATTATTTACTACTTTTCCATTGAATTTCTATTAAGAGACGTTATTATAGGCATATGAGTAAAGCACTAGTTATATTATCAGGCGGTATGGATAGTACAGTATTATTACATTATGTAACTAAGACTCTTAGTTATGATGAGGTATATGCTGTAACTTTTAATTACGGTCAACGGATTGCTCGAGAAATCGATTGTGCTAAGTTTCAAGCTAAAGCTTGCAATGTTAAAGAGCATAAAGTCATTGATATGGATTTCTTTAGAGATATCTCTACAATGTCTGCATTAACTAATAAAGACTTAAAGATACCTAAAGCTAAAGATGATATTGGTAATGCTCAGCCTTTAAGCTACGTACCGTTTAGAAACTTACTTCTACTTACTTCTGCAGCTGGCTGGGCTGAATCTATCGGTGCACAAGACTTATTTTATGGTGCTGTTGAAACCGACGATTTCAGCGGTTACTGGGACTGCACTTCAATGTTTCTAAATAAAGTTAATGACATTTATAGTCTTAATCGTAAGAATACTATTAAAGTTAATGCACCGTTTATGCGTTATTCTAAAGAAGAGGTAATTAAGACTGGTATTGACTTAAAAGTAGATTTTAGACAAACACATACCTGTTATGAAGGTACTGACCCTGCTTGTGGTGAATGTGTATCGTGTGCTGCACGTATTAAAGGTTTTATTGATAATAAAGCTATTGACCCTATTAAATATTCACGTAATATTCCATGGGAACAGTACGATTGCAAACCTTTAACCTATTTAACATAATATGTGCGGTAT